GCACGGCAACCTCCTTACTTAGTGGATGAGCGGCCTGTAGGAGCCTTTTTAGGTCTTGCTCAGGACCGACCTACTTAGTGGGAACTAGTGACGGTAGGTGTGAGCGAAGAGGCGAGCGAGGATGACTTCCACCTGACGCACGTTGCTCCCGACGTAGTGCGTGCCCTGGAACTTGCAGCCCCAGCAGTGGAAGTGGATGAACCCGTCACTAACGGACTCGACGAGAATTGACGTGCGTCCTGCTCGCAAGTGACGCTGCCCGCGCTTGTTGACGAACGCGATGTTCTTGATGAACTTGTTGACCTTCCAGCTTAGCCAGTCGGCGTCTGTAGTGGGGAGCGCAGTTGCGGAATCGCTCTCGACGTCGCGCTTGTCGTAATACCCACTGTCGATGTTGTCCATGACCCGCGTGTCCTCGCGCCATGCATCGCTGCTGGTAGCGGCCATGTGCTTCTCGCTGAGCGTGCCGTAGTTCTCGCGCTCGTCACTCTGCTCGATCCCGTAAGCGACGTGCTCGATAGCAAGGCGCTCGATGCTGTCCTGATCTTCCACGCGCCACATAGCGCGCAGCATCTCCAACTGTGCGTCGCGGCTGTAGACGCCTGCCTCTTGCAGTTCGTCGCGGACTTCGGACTTGGCGACGTTGAGTGCTGTGTTCATGACTACCTCCTAGAAGTAAGATCGAAGAGAGAATTCGATCTTTGGTTTTGACTTGCTGCCGAGTTGACAACAACTCCAATCCAGTGAGCGGGAGTGAGAGTGTCAATAGTCCGATCGAGGCCGCAATTTATTGCGGCGTACTATTTGCGCAGCAAATGGCTCGATCGGATCTGTTGACACCGAACGGGAGCGAACTAGGATTGGAGCACCAAGTCTGGAGATACTCAGACGTAATTAGTACGCGAGGGAAGTGGACTGTGCGGCGCCTTGCGTGGTGCGAGTGGTTTTCTCGCAACACGCGGACAGCGCGTGGCGTGGTAATCGAATCGACCTAACTAATCGAGTGGGGTTCTCGATTAGTTAGACGATTCGACCACGACACGCAGCGTCGCCGCAGAATTCAGTCAAGGGGCGTAGCCCCTTGTCGATGCCGTTGACTTACATTAAATCCGCCTGCATGGGGTTGGCAGGCTTGGATTTAATGTATGATACTGTGTGGCGCAGCCACACGTATTTTGTCGAACACATGTTGTGTTCGACGAGCGAGCGAACGTAGTGAGCGAAGCGATACCTTGGTCAAAAATTTTTTGCCCCTTTTCCGTTATTTTCCCCGGCTCATAAAGTCCCTTATTTTTTCTCTTGACACCCCTAACTCCTGTGGTATACTTTCCCTATGAGCGATACCCGAGAACTTCGTAACCCGCTGCTAAGCGCCCGTCTGGAACTTGGCTACACCCAATTTGACGTAGCCGATGAGGTCGGAGTTACGCGAAACTTTATTGTGAGAGCGGAAGCGGGGGAGTATCCCAAGCCCCCTCGAAACCTAGTAGAATTTTATGCTGGGGGCGATAACGAGAAAACGCTAGTTCTAGAGGACGCTTACGTTGCTTATCAGCACCGTTCTCGCTTAGAGGCGTTCGGTCTGCTGTACCCTTACTTTGAGGTTCCCGAGGACTACTTAGCGCCCGGTATGCCAGGGCTGAGACACCCTCTAACTCAGTGGGCTCACCGTACTGCTCAGATTACTCCTGAGGTCGTTCCTAGTTACCCACTGCCTACTAACCTCTACACCATTTGTCGCGCCTTCTGTGTTCACCACGCGGTTATGTATCGCTGGACCCATGACTCTTCTGTTAAGGACGTACCCAAAATCTTCCTTGAGGCCCTGTTTGAGTCGGGGTATCCTGAGGTTGGACTAATTGCTCTGGAAGGCGCGTATCAGATTTACCGGAAGGAAACAAACTAATGAACGATTGGTCCGCATTAGATGGAGCAGTATTCCTGTTCTTTTTAATCGTCGGCGTAGTCATGGTAGTAGGCTTATTCATTGAGCATCGTAGCGAGACTAAGGGTATGAGGGAGTACTTAAGTGAGCGCGAGCGACAGCGGCGATCAGGTAAGTGGGACTAAGTTAGGTGCTAAGTTAACCGAGGAAGAGTACGACTTACTCGGTTTCCTTGAGCAGTACTACCTTACCAACGCTTCTCTCCCGACAGTCGAAGTCTGTGACTCCCTTGGCATTGATGCCGTTATTTACGTTGGAGCTTTAAAGAAGGACCGCTTCCGAACTGCGCTGTTAGATCGAGGCGTGCCTGAGCGCGTATTACCTGACCGTCCTGTAGGGGGTAGTTGGAAGGATTCTGCGCTTACAGAAGAGCAGTTACTTTGCGCGAACGTTCTGCTCGACTTAAGCGACAACCGTTCCCGACGTAAGAAGTTGACTGAGTTAGGGATCACGACTCAGAAGTACGAGACTTGGCTCCGTGACCCGGTATTCAGTGGTTACCTGCGTAAGCGGTCTGAGGCGTTACTTGGCGACACCCAGCACGAAGCACACTTAGCATTAGTGGACCGGGTGAAGTCCGGTGACCTGGGAGCAGTTAAGTACTACAACGAACTTACAGGTCGGTACGTCCCAGCCTCCGCTAAGGCTGCTGTAGGGGCTTTTGACAGTAAGATGATCCTCATGCGGGTTATCGAGATTTTACAGATTCACCTGTCAGATCAGCCTGAGGTTCTACAGAACGTAGCCCGTGACCTGTTATCATTAACAGAGCCTAATCCTGTTATGCCGGTTTCTGTAGAGCGACCTAAGGTTCAGCCCCCTAAGTTAAACACGGGTGGGCCCATTGTGACAGGTAAGATTGCTTCGGTCGAGGGAGCGATCTAGTGGAATTCGTCGATTCCTCAAAGGACGGTAACTCTCCTTTAAGTGAGGTTGCTAAGCGCACTAGCAAGGCGTCCGGTGCGGATACGTCTAGGGAGTTACACCTTTATGACGACCTGGACCACGACACTACTGCTCACCACCACACTTTAGGGAACGGGCCTACCCAGGCCGCTCCTGGGACTCACGGGCACAGTAACTTGAGTCCTGTAGGGCATTCCCACACGTTTGACGACTTACCTGAGATCGTTATTCCTGACGAGGTAATCGTTAGCCCTACAGACCCCTCTCTTGACGGGCCAGTAGACGAAGGTACGGTTTGGATTGACTCTTCTATTCCTGACGCTAGGCCGCAGATTCTTAGGGCGGAGTGGGAACTAGACACATTTAACATTACGAGTACGACGTTTGCCCACCCCTCTAAGTGGGGTAACCCAATCTTTGTGGCGCCCTGTGATGGGACACTAGAGACAGAAGCATTCGTTAAATTTGACAACAGCGGGCTACTCAACTCTAGACGTGCTCAGTGGAGAATTAGCGTTTACGACTCTTCGGGGACACTTGTTCCTCAGTCTCGTAACCTAATAGAAGATGACCGTACTAGGATCTTTTTCTTGTTCAACAAGAGCATCGCTCAGGTTAGTGAGGGAGAGACTTACCGAGTCTTATTAGAGTTTGCTTTAAGCCACGCTAACGGTACGACGTTTACAGTTAGTGACGCACTGGCATTCCTCAAGTTCTTGCCCTACTCTCAGTTTAGTACTGTGACCATCGAAACGGACCCGTGATGCTGGACCCTAGAGTTAAAGTTTACATTGGTGGCACTTGGCGTCCAGACTTCCCTGATACTAACTTTCAGGCTGAGCCGCCTACGTCCGGTAAGGACCCGACCTCTTTAACGCTGGCCCTTAGTGATAGCGACATTCACGCTGGGGACGCTATTACGCTAACGGCTACTCTCAAGACTAACGGTTCCGCATTAGCGTCTAAGAGCGTAGCGTTTCAGGAGAAGGTCGGTACGGCTGCTTGGACTACTGTAGACACCGAGACAACTAATGGGTCTGGCGTAGCCACCATTAGCCCTACGTTGACCCCTGCTACTGGCCGTCAGTACCGAGCGGTATTTACTACTGACACGTCCTATGTTGGGTCTACGAGTAGCGTTAAGACGGTTATCGTTCGGACCCTACAGGAAGTCACTGAGAGATTTTACTCTACTTGGTCGCAGGCGTACGCAGTAGATAACTCGCAACTCTCTACCACTGACATTCGTCAGAACATCTTTACTAGTGGTAGTAACGTAGACCGTAGAAAGTCTCTTATTGGGTTTAACGACTCTAGTATTAGAGACTTCCTTGCGGGTTTCGTCGATGAGGTACAGATTAAGTTCAGCATGAAGGGGGACCCCGATCAGGGTATCTCTGGAGCCTTTACTAACCAATTAGGATTGGTGGGTTACCACAATCAAACCTCTAAGCCTACTACGTGGAACTCAGGACACGTAACAACGGGTAAGGGTTCTGTTGTAGTAGAGTCCGGGGTTAGGAACTCCATTATCCTTTCTGCTGCTGACATTTCAGATTGGGAAGCAGGAACGTATAAGGGTGTGGCTATTGGTCCTGCCACTAGTGATTCTAAGATTTACGTTATCTACGCCCTAGGTAACGTGACAGGTGGGGACGACAACTCCGAGCCCTGGATTGAGTTCACTATTACTAAGTGGGTAGCAGCGTGAAGAAGGGCTCCGAACTCGGCTCCCCTGTAGAGGCACTTAGGTATCTTGCTGAGCAGTTAAATACGGCTGCCACTAGGCCCAATATTAACGGGTACAGGCCGCACGCTAAGCAGATGAAGTTCCATAGTAGTGAGGCTAAGAAGAAGCTTTATATCGGAGGAAACCGTAGTGGAAAGACCACTGGCGGAATTGTTGAGGATATATGGTGGCTCACAGGTAAGCATCCCTACAGAGAGACACCACCCCCTCCCGTCCGTGGACGGATTAACTGTGTTGACTTCGTTAATGGCGTTGAGAGCATCGCTAAGCCAGAATTGGCAAGATGGCTCCCACCAAGCGAGTTAATTAACGGCTCATGGGAAGAGTCCTATGATAAGTACACCCGAACACTTACACTTGCTAACGGCTCCTTTGTAGAGTTTAAGTCCTACGACCAGGACCTTGATAAGTTCGCAGGTACGTCACGTCATTTCATTCATTACGACGAGGAACCGCCTGAAGTTATTTACACTGAGAACCAGGCTCGTCTAATTGATACAGGTGGTTCGTGGTGGATGACTATGACTCCTGTAGAGGGCATGACGTGGGTTTACGATGAAGTCTACGAGCCCGGTATGCGCGGAGAACACGGCATCGAAGTAATTGTTGTCGATATGACAGAGAACCCCTATCTTAACCAAGGTGAGGTTCAGAACTTCTTATCGTCGCTAAGTAAGGATGAGAAGGAAGCCCGTGTCCACGGTAAGTTCGTTCAGGTAGGGGGACTGATCTATAAGCAGTTCGACCCGACTCCTGGCGGGCTACACGTCATTGAGCAGTTAGAGGGAATCCCTCGGGACGTAACTTTAGTGGCGTCGCTTGACCACGGCTACAATAACCCTACGGCGTGGCTGTACCACGCAGTCTTTCCTAGCGGTTCTATTGTGACCTTCTATGAGCATTACGCTAGTGGGATGGTTATTGAGGAACACGCTCGTCATGTGAGGGACTTTAATGCTAAGGTACTTAAACGGGCTCCTGATTATTATGTGGGCGACCCCTCAATCCGTAACACCGACCCCATTACTGGAACTAGCGTTCATCAGGAGTACGCAAAGTACGGTATCTCCATCGTTCTCGGGAACAACGACGTATCGGCGGGAATCAACCGCGTAGCCGCGTACATGAGGCCGGACAAGAACGGACGGGCTCAGTGGCACGTCACCCGTAACTGCACCAACCTCATTAAAGAACTCACCCGTTACCGCTGGAAAACGTATTCGTCGAAGAAGCTTAATTCTCAGTACAACAACTTCGAGGTCCCGCACAAGAAGGACGACCACGCAGTTGACTCGCTTCGTTACTTCATTATGAGCCGGCCAGACTTAGCGGTAGACGCCGCTGATTCGTTAAAGGTTTCGCAGGGAATCGGTAACGTCCTAGACGCCCCCATCGCAATTGAGGGGGACGCCTCTTGGCATAAGATCGCCCACAGTATTGACAGCCCTACGTTCGAGGAATACGACCGGGATTACTTCGGCGGTAACGAAGGCGGGACGGATGAATTAGGGGCTTACTGGTAATAGCATACTTGACCCCCTGTAGGAAGTAGGTACGATTTAACCATGAATGATCCCTCTGGACGTATTTCAGAAGTACGAGGGGGAGACTTGCTTCTCCCTGCTCAGTGCTTTATGTGTGGTCGCAGCGCGTATGAAGTCGATGAGGTTTTCCTCGACATTAAGCGAGACATTGACGACTTCGGATGTGTTTACTTCTGCTTAGAATGTGGGCAGGAGATTGGTATTGCTGCTTACTGTGTTCCCGGTCATAAGCACCAGGCCGTCGTAGAGGACTACGAGCGCGTGAAGGAAGAGAACACTAGGCAGAACTCTATGATCGAAAGGCTCGGTGACGGACTTGAGCGAGACATTCTGGATTACCTTAGTAATCGCCGGATTACTACTGGTGTCCCTGCTGTTGATCGTCGCACTAGTGACGATGTTAGTGCGGAGCAACCTGGAAACGACCAACTTCAGTTTGACGTCGTTAGCAGTACAGAACGAGCAACTGGAAAGTCAGAATCAGAATCAAGCGGAGTTAATCCAGAGTTTACTGAACCAAGTTCGGTCGATGGACCCAATGACTCTGTGGAATCTACAGGCGGCGACAGCGACTCCTTCCTCTACAACCCCTCAATCGAATTATGATGAGTCCTACATTGGGCACTCAGATGAAGATGAGGCTGAGTTAATTGAGCAGCAACGGCTCGCTAGCGCCGCTGGGTCGCTTGTCCAGTTCGGAGAGTTTCTTAACCCCACTGAGGCTGATGAAGGATCGGACGTAACAAATGACGATGATGGAGTCCGAACCTATTAGTTCGGAAACGGAGCGCAATCCTCTTGCTAGCCTAGCGTTACAACAGTTAGAGGCTAAGTTACTCCAGTGGACTAAGGAGCAGTACCGGGCAGCCCGTTCAGCGCGGGAGTCTGCCGAACAGCAGTGGTACATTAACGAGGCGTTCTACTTTGGTCGCCAGAACGTCCGAGTTCTTGCTGCTAAGACGGCTACAGGTAACTACTCTCTTATTACTCCGAAGGCCCCTCCGTGGCGAGTTCGTCTTGTCGTCAACAAGGTTCGGCCTATTGTTCGGAATCAGGTCGCTAAGTTAACTAGCAACGCTCCTACAGCCTACGTCCTGCCTACGTCTGCTGACGAAGAGGACTTAACTGCTGCCCGTGTCGCAGAGCGGATTTGGGAAGCAGCCTACAGGGACCTTAAGGTTGACACTATTACGCACGACGTTGCGTGGTGGGGGTCAATTGCCGGGACTGCGTTCTTTAAGACGTATTGGGACCCAACTGCTAGGCAGGGACAGGGCGACGCCCGTATTGAGTGCGTGGACCCGTTCCACATCTTCGTTCCCGACTTACATGAGAAGGACATTGAGAACCAGCCGTTCGTTATTCACGGCATGACTCGTAATGTCAACAACGTTCAGCGCAACTACGGAATTAACACCAATCCGATTAGCCACTCGACTGACCCCTTTATGGAGCAGAGTTACTTAGCTTCACAGGGAGTTACGAACTCTCGAACCCTTAAGGAAGTTCCGTGCTTTGAGGTCTGGATGAAGCCAGACGCTCACCCGGAATTCCCTGAGGGGGGACTTATCACCGTAATCGGTGACCGAGTTGTTCAGATGGTGAAGGGCTATCCGTACTCTCACAACGAGTACCCCTTCGCTAAGTTCGAGGACGTGCAGACGGGCAAGTTCTACGCTGATAGCGTTATTAACGACCTGATCGGGCTCCAGAGGGAGTACAACCGTACTAGATCCCAAATCATTGAGGCGAAGAACCTAATGGCTAAGCCTCGATTAATCGCACCCAGGGGCAGCGTTAATCCTCGAATGATTACCTCTGAGCCCGGTCAGGTTATTCTTTACACGCCAGGATTCCAGCCTCCTACTCCCCTGCCTATTGATCCCCTTCCTAGTTACGTCCTACAGGAAGTTGACAGGATTCAGCAGGACATTGACGACATTAGTGGGCAGCACGAAATTTCTCGCGGTCAGAACCCTCCGCAGGTTACCGCCGCTAGTGCTCTGACGTACCTTAATGAGCAGGACGAAAGTAAGCTCCAGACCAGTGTTAGGTCTATGGAGCGAGCGATCGAGAAGGTTGCTAAGCAGTACCTTAAGTTCGTTATTGATTATTGGGACGAGCCTCGTATGGTTAAGGTCGCCGGTAAGGATAACGCATTTGAGGCTTACGCTTGGAAGGCCGGTGACCTTCGCGGTAACATTGACCTCCGTATCGAGGCCGGTAGTGCGTTACCGCAGAGCAAGGCTGCTCGACAGGCTTTCCTTATGGACCTCTTTAAGATGGGCGCTTTAGGGCCGGAACAGATGTACCAGGCCCTTGATATGCGCGGTCTTGAGAAGGCATACGAAGATATGCTAATTGACCGCCGTCAGGCACAGCGCGAGAACTTAAAGATGAGCGAATTAGCCGCAGTTCCGGCTGAGGCTCTTATGGCTCCTGTAGGGGGAATGGAAGAAGGCGCTCCCCCCTCGCCTAACTCTCCCCCTACAGGTCAAGTGTTAATGCCTCCTGAGTTAGCCCCGAACGAGTGGGATAATCACGAGGCGCATGTTCACTACCACAACCAGTACCGTAAGACACAAGAGTTTGAGCGTTTGCCAGAACACGTTAAGCAGATTTTCTCGCAGCACGTCCAAATTCATCAGCAAGCATTAATGATGGGTGTTCAGCCCTCTAGTGGGGGTCCAGTTATCGGTGGAGACCCTACAATGGGAGGGTCAGTTGATCCAGCACAAGATATGTCTGCTGAGCAATCTCAGGCAATCCAATCGGAAGGATAGTTATGGCCGAGTTAAGGTCGCCCGAGGTTGCTCGGGACCACGACACGCTGAACGAGCAGTTAAAGGAAATCGACGGTGACTACTACACCGACGAGTTACTGGGTGTTCTGACGCTTAACGACAAGCAGTACGCTGTTACGGAAGCGACGGTTCCTGATGAGTCCGGTGAGACTACCGACTACGTTGATGAGCCAGACTATTCAGGCGACATTCTTAATCCCATTGAGATTGACGGAGAAGTTGTCTCTGCTAATCCTGCGTCGGAGTTTAGCGCAGTTGGTCCGGTAGAGGAAGCCGCAGCAGAGGTTGAGGAAGTTAAGGACGAGAAGCCTGCTAAGAAGGCGACTGCTAAGAAGGCGAGCAAGTAATGAAGCCCGATTTCCAGAAGATCGCTGCCTCTCGTATTTCGCAGGCAGTTAAGGCCCCTCAGGTTCCTAAGGGTCCTAAGCCTGCGAAGCCTCCCAAGAGTGTTGCGCCTACTCCGCGTCCTCTTACTCCCCTGCCTCCTAAGGGACAGTCTTTCTCTGACGGGAAGCCGGGTAACCGTTTCGGTACTCTTAAGCCTCCTGGCACTAAGGCAACCCCTCGTCCGTTCCAGGGCAACTTTACTGCCGGTAAGAGCGGTAAGATTCCTGGCGGACTGGCTAAGGCTGCCGAGAACCGCCTCAAGTTAAAGAAGGCCAAGGGAGCAAGTCTCCGTGGCGTTAAGTGGATGAAGAAGGCCAAGTAAAATGTCCTCTACGGCTTCTATTCGGGACACGCTTTTAGACTACTACAGCAACCAGTTAGGTTACACTGGTACAGTAGAAGAGTTAGAACGTGAGTTCTTTATTCTGTCACTAGGCGATGGAATCTACTCTCGAAGTTGGGCTGATGCTGCCTACGCTTACTTTGTAGCGTGGAATGGAAGCACTAACCCAGGAAGCCTTGCGGACGAGGCATTTAAGTATTACTCAGCCCTGTCGGGCCTTACGCCAGCAACGAGTTACTCGCTGACAGACCACATGGATGCGTTGTTCAGTAGCGGGGGTGGACACAACTTAACTGCCCCCGTTACTGACAACCTCGAAGCATTCTGGGATGCTTCTGCGATCGACGGATACAAGAACGACGCCCGTACTAGCAAGAACCTCCTGACTTATAATGATGCAACTATCGAAACAGATGCTACCGGATTTGCAGCAGTAGCAAATGCTCAATCTGTTTTAAGATCAACTTCTCAGGCTGCACATGGCGGTGCTAGTATAAGTTTTGCTATTACTGCTAACGGGTCAGGAAGCATTAGAACTCCCCTTCGTTCTGTAGTCACGGAAGGTTTAACATATACTGCTGTAGTCAGCAGTAAAGCGGATACAGTAGCAAGAAGCACTAGAGCAGCAATTAGATGGTATAATGAATCTAGTACGTTTTTAGGTCAAACGAATGGTTCTGTAACTCTTAATTCTACGTCTGCTTGGACAGATCATATTGTATCAGGAACCGCACCTGCGGGGGCTACTCAAGCCTCTGTAGTAATAGAGGCTACAAGTGCTTTAGCTTCTGAGATTTTTTATGGAGATAAGTTTGGTTTATGGGAAGGTTCCTCTACCGATTGGGTAGCCCCCGGTAAGTTGCACAACATCAACTTACTGAGTTGGAATCAGGCTACTATCGAAGAGGACCTTACGGGATTAGGACAGAATACTCAGTGCTCTATTGCTAGGTCTACGGCCCAGGCATACAGCGGAAGTGCCAGTTTAGAGTTAACTTCTAATGGCTCTGTTACCATGTATGCTGGGATCGCTCCTGGCGTTGGAAACGTCATTCCAATTATAGCAGGTAGGACGTATACTTTTTCTGCCAAGACTAAGGCTGCCACTATTGCTAGAAATACCTTTATTGGTGTTTGGTGGTTAGATAGCAATAGAACTTTTATTACAGGACCTACAGGGCCGGTATCTACCAACTCTACTTCGAGTTGGACTGCTATTTCGTTTACCGCAACGGCGCCTGCGAACGCTGCCTACTGCCAACTTCTTGTCAATATTAGTAACCCTGGGGG